GTGCGGTCAGAGGCACCGTCAGGTTCGGGTTCTCCCTAGTTACCCTCGTCACCAGCCGTGATGTTCATGTTTGGGGAGGTAGCTCCTTTGGGGTCTTAGGCGGTTTCTGGTAGAGCGTGTGAAGCCTCTGGCGCTTGGGATTCTGAAGTGACCTGAGCTGCAAGGACAGGTTGGGCAGAAGAATTGCCCATGTCACGTGAGGGTTAGCCCCCAATCCTACAGACTCTTGCCTAATATAACTAGTATTGGGCATTTGAGATTACTTAGGAGGTGGTCTACACCTGCTGAGAAGTAGGAGCAGGTGCGAGAGGGGGTCGAGTTTAATTAACTGAGGCCTCCTAGCCTGGAGATGTGCTCCCTTGGAAGGCTTGCTTCTGTGCCCTTGGTTGAGGTGAGGGGCTTTGCTGGCGAGTTGGTTGTTGGCAATCATCTGGCGAATTTGAGGTTGACTAACCGTTATTTACAGGCACGTAATCTTTGGTTAAGGTGGTGCCGTAACAAGGGTAGTTAAGGAGATGCGGGTTCTTTTTCGCCGATTTCTTGCGCTTCTTGCTGGTGGTCACTGGGGCTCCGTTGTCGATATTATAAGTCCCTGCCTCCGAGTCGTCGACAATAGGTTCGAGGGTGGTAACTTTGGCGCGTTTCAAACCGTAGGATTGTTGATGTTCATCAGCCAACCGGATGGCCCAGGTTCGGATTTCCTCTGATATGGAAGTGATGGCTGTAGGTGCATGAAAATAGTTAACGGCCATGAAAAGGTCAACGGGTACATCGAAGACGGTGTTGCACTTGCAGCATTTAGCGGTGTTCGGTAACGGGTTCTTAGATTTTCCATTCTGGCAAAATACACCTTATTCATCGATAAACCATTCCACTTGCTCATCCGGGAGTTGTGCAGTGCGATGGGCGTGATGCCACCATGTCTTGGCTGTGTTGTTCTGGCCCCTTTTGATGTGGCACTTTCCAAATTTGACGCTAATGGGGTGGTTGGTCTCACCCTGAGTTCGGAAATTCCAATGCCCATAGTTTCCTTGTGCGGTGTAATCAAGTCCGAGGTGGGGAACACGAGCTTTTGTGTTCATGGAAATGGAAACATGGCGGGAGTATGGTGTTTTGCGAAGGATTGATTTGAACACATCGAAAGCATCGCCCACATTATCTGACATCTTATTGACGAATTCGGTGATGGTGATGCGTCCGTGTATGAGGGAGGCGTAGGGTTCAAAAGGGCATCGTAACCCGAACTTGCACTCAATCCATGAGAACGCCTCAGCTATGGAGAGGTGGACACAAAAATCTTGTGCTCCCTTGTAGCCGTCCCCAGCACGGAATGGTGCCCACGGGGCGACAAGGTCGATCGGCTTTTAATAGACCGGGCCTTCGGTATCATTGCCTGGCTCCAAAAGCTAAGAAGGATGTTTGAGGGGCATCAGCGGGCCCAGTTTGTTATGGTCATGCTTCAGCATGAGACCTAGTTACATAGAAGCTTGGTCTATTTGCTATTGAG